TACCACCAATACTTCTGGACACGCTAACATGCTTGCCACTGAGGGTGATTGCGGAACTCCTATTCTGCTTGACAATGAGAACACATCGTATGGACACATCCTTGGCGTTGTTTCCGCAGGTTCAAACCTCCGAACCTACTTCGCCTTTATTGATGCCCAAACCATTGATCTCATGATTGCACAACTTGAGTCCCGCTCATTCACCCTCGTTAAGTCTGTTGTTGAGACAACACGCAACGACTTGAAACTTGGTACCCGCCGGTATCAACTCCTCGGAGAAAACGACCAACCTCTCACTATTTCTCACATCTCCGGTCGCTCGCCTTATGAAGTTAATCCGCTAGCCTGTAAAGACTATCCCTTTGACTCTGATGTTCCTGCTCCGTTTGGTGTGACTGAAGAAAATTTTCGTCCTCTCCAATCTCTCAAGTCGCCTGCTGCTGTCAACCAGCGCAAACGTTACAACGGCGTCTCTTCGTTGGAGCTTGCTCTAACGAAAATACGTGCAAGTTCTGCCCGTCCTCCCCTCCATTACGATACCCTTCGCCTTGAGGCTATACGTCTCTATGGTGATCGTTATGGAGCTCCCGTCCGTGGAACTCTCCACATGTTGTCTTTCGACGACGTTGTATTTGGCTGCCAACACGTTCAACCCCCCGATCCTAACTCTTCCCCTGGTTTCCCTTTCACAAAAATGATCAATCCGGATACAGGAAAGCTCTATTCAAAGAACTCTGAAGTTGTCGATGTTATCAAGCGTACATACCACCCTCTGTTGAAGCAGATGGTTATGCAGTATCTTGCTGATCCCGAAAAATTTAAGTTCCATTATCCTTATGTGCTTTCTTTAAAATCTGAACTAATTGACCCTGAAAAGGCCGCCAAAGGAAAAGTTCGTGCTTTCTTCGCTGGCACAATTGTTGTTTGTCTTGCTGATAAAATGCTTTACGGAATGGATGTTTCTCATTCTATTCGCAATCATAATTACAAATCCCCGCATACTGCCGGCACAGACTTCCGCAACCCCCAATCAGTGAAGCCCATCATTGAAGCCTTCATCGCTAATCCCGATGCTGGAGTCGGCCCATGGGACGTCGTCCGTTTCGACGTGTCCCAGAAGCATGAATTCCATCAAGCTTGCTTTGATGCTTCAAGTGTCT